CGCGGTAGAGTTGATACCAATTGCAGGTCAATAGAGTACTACGATAATAGTAAAAGCACGGTAGACATTACACTGCCCATGCAAGCATATGAGCATATGGTTAAGATGAATTATCAGGCAGAAGAAGACTATCAAAAAAGCAGGGAAGAAGAACGAATCCGTAAACAATACCCTGCGGTAGCAGATGCTTACCAAAAGTACAAAATGTTACTAGAGCTATGCAAATGAGTAAATTCGTACACAGAACAGAACGCTATTTTGGTAGCAAAGTTAATATACATACTGTTTCTTGGAAGGGACAAGAAGATATTGACACCAAAGAAATAAAGAAATGGTGTAAGAAGAACTTTGGTAATTCAGGATATGATGATGAAACTGGAAGTAATCGTTGGCTAGATAACTGTAAACAAAGTGAGATAATGCTTACCCGTGATGAAGATTTAACATTATTTTTATTGCGCTGGGAATAATATGGAAGATATGGATATAAAGCTGTTGAATTATATAGAGCCTAATTATCCCTACATGGTTCCGATACCGGGAAGAAATATAGAAATGATGTTTAGAAATAGTCCTGTTTCAACTTGGTTAAAAACTAAAAATTATCCTCACATTGTGGGTAGTAGTCAAAAATACCGCATCTACCGATTTAAAGATCATAAACAAGCAGTAGAGTTTTCAATTAAGTGGGCATGAAAGCTGTAACCATCTACGGCAAAAGTGCGAATGAAGTAATAGAAATAGTACATCAAATGCAAGCACACGGCTGGACTGATGGAGTAGATTTTGATTGGGCATATCATCGTTCTTCTACATATGATACGAGAGATCGCCGGGCAGTATTCAATTTCTACAAAGAAGAATATAGTACATATTTTGCATTGAGATGGTTATGACAAATATATCAAAATCATTTCAAGATTATGATGACGATGACTCAGACATTAGTTTCAGAAAAAATCGTTGGAAATATTGGAGTTTACTTAAGTTAGTAAGAGTAGAATTCATGGAAGATAAGTCAAATTTTTATGGTTATGAGTTTGAAACTTACCTTGAAGATAAGTATGGAATAAAGATGAACATGGTTAACGGGAATATCACTGATGGTTATCAAATAGTAGATGAACAAAAATACTTGATATTCTTGTTGAGATTTCAATGAGGACGTCAGACTGGGAACACATTAAACCTGGATGGCATGAACTAGTTATTGTACTTAATGAAGTAGATCGTCAAGCACAAAGGATAGAGATAGTAGATTGGATACTTACAAACATACAAAAACCAGATAGACATTGTTTGTATACCTGGGAATATGCTGAATTTAGAATTAAATTTAGATACGAACGTGATTACATTCTGGCAAGATTAAGGTGGTAAAACTATGGCAATTCTAAAAACCGGATCATTTTCTCCTGCATATCCTAGTGCAAAAAATCATTTGTGCAAGGATGCAAAATATAAATCAGGTGTCAAAACAGTATACAACAGAGATTGCTGGTATCATAAAGAAGATCCTTCTGTTATAGTAAAATGGATGAGAAGAAATTTCGGTGAAAGACACCGTGGTTGGGACTTCTCCTTAGTTGGAGGATGTGTTACAATAGAGTTGTGGGATGATAAATTTATAACAATGTATGAAATGTGGCATATGTGATGACTGATCTTTGTAACGTGCGAATAGTAGGTAATAAAAGTAAAAAGTATGCAGTTACTTGGAATACTCATATCACTGGCTTGGATGTTTATAGCCCTAAGGTACATCTACTGCTTAAGATGATATTAGATGATGTTAAATCATATGAAGTTGGTATTATATTAAGTGACAATAATGTATTGTGGTTAAGTTCGCTGTTATTACGTACATTGGCATACAACACACTAACCGAATACCTTGAGCGAGTTGCTAGGGTTTATGACGAGACTCAAATACTAGGTGCTATATTTGATAACACCAATGACGTAGATGTTTTCACTAAACGCCTTGAACAAAAGTACATATGGCATATACTAAAGAAATGAGAAACTAATGGCAGATATTATGATAGACATTGAATCACTAGATACAACACCAGATTGTGTGATTCTTACAATTGGTGCAGTGTTGTTTGACCCTCGTGGTGAGGGAATTATTAGCAAGATTGAAATTAGACCTACAATTGAAGATCAAACAGATATTTACAATCGTAGTATCAATGATGCAACTGTAGATTGGTGGGGTAAACAAAGCCCAGAAGCTATTGAAGAAGCTATGGGTGATCGTGATCGTGTATCATTTAGTGATGCAATGAAACAACTGTATGACTTTTGTTGGAATCATGGTAAGCCATGGAGTCATGGCGCTCCATTTGACATTGTAGTTATGGAACATGCTTGGCGACAGCTTGGTCAATTGCCACCGTGGCCTTTTTGGGATGTCAGAGATACACGGACATTATTTGATGTTACGGGTGTTAGCCTTAAAGACGGTAATCATGTTACGACACACAAGGCAGTAGAAGATGCTGAAAGACAAGCAATTGTAGTGCAGCAAGCATACATGAAGTTAATGAAAGCAGGATTGGTTCAACCACGATGAGAATAGATTCAGACGTTGACATTGATTTTGCCGATAGATCAAAAATATTACAGTATATAAAATACACAAGCGCGGCAATGCGTAATGTTAATCCTATTCGCAAACATGCAACTGGTGTATATGTTACCCCTATTCCCTATGACCCTATCAATGACATAGCTAGTATTGATTATACAGTAGCAGAAAAGCGCGGATACTTTAAACTAGACTTATTGAATGTTCATGTCTATGAGAATGTCAGAGATGAAACCCATCTCAATGAATTAATGGTTGACCCCGATTGGAGTAAACTTAAGGATAAATCTTTTGTTGAGAAACTAATTCACTTGAATAATCAGTATTACAACTTAGTGAAGATGCCAGAACCCATAGATAGCATCCCAAGATTAGCAATGTTTCTAGCAGTTATTCGTCCTGGCAAAAAGCATTTAATCGGAAAAACTTGGAGTGAGATTAGTAAAACAGTGTGGGATAAGGGAACTGACGGTTACATATTCAAAAAAAGTCATTCAATTTCCTATTCTTGGCTTGTTGCGGTACATATTAATCTATTAGGACAGTCGCTTAACTAGTGTTATGCTACGCCTTTTTGAGCGGCGTTTACCCAAATCACTCATACTACATATTGGTCCATGAACTACAATTAGACTTTTGTTATTGAAAGTCCTAATATAGGGTTTAAAAGGCATCCAATCTTCCTTTAAGAACAAATTAATTGGGATAAGCCGATTTGATTCCCACCACCAAATTTCTCCTAGAGCTAGAAACTTTTCTTTTATGATGCTGTCTGTAATAGCACCGTAATCATATATAGTGGTAACCATGTCATCACGGTTTTGCACAATTCCAACGTAATCCTGACTGGCATAGGAGCAAACGGTGATAAACGGGTGTAGTTCTGTAAGTCTTCTGAAGAATTCGTTTTGAATCATTATTTTATTTAACTGTTTATTTATCGGGTAACCAAAGTTATTCAAATTAATATATATAGACTAAATACGTGATAGGAGCCTACATTTGTGTATTCAACATCAGTATTTTATTACCTTCAGCGCAACATTGTTGTGCTATTGTCAGGCTATTCACCAAGGAGATACATGCCTCAATACGCTAAACCCCTAACTTTACATAAGGGTGTGGATAATCAAATCCAGTTTCAGTTTATAAATCAAGAGCAAAAACCCATAGACATTACAGGAAAAAACATAACTTGTAGGATTCTAAACTATGAGGGAAATACAATTCTGATACAAAAGTCATTAACCTTACAGTTTGCTCCTACTGGAATATGTGCTTTATTTTTAAATGCCGCAGACCTTGAGAATATTGAGGCTCAAAAGTGTTACTATACACTAGAAATTCCAGTCAATGAGTTTGACTTCCCTGTATTTGTAGATCAAAATGCTGGTGCAAGGGGTGTAATGAATATTGTTAACTCAGTATTACCTAACTTTGTCCCATCATACAGTATCACTATTCCAACTGGACAGGCATTCCCTAATAGTCCAAATGCCAATGGAAGTAGCATCACATACACTACAAGCGTATTAAGTACTAATAACAACCCAATACTAACTATCCAAACTGAATACATTGAGTTTTACGGAAACACAACCATTCAAGGCAGTAGTATTGTAGATAATGATTGGTATGACATTCAAACAACAGCAGAAGTTTCCAATGTTACACAAACGGTTGGGTATGTGATACAAGGATTCCATCCTTATGTCCGTATGCAATTCACTAGCAATGCGGGTGCAGTAACCAATATATTGACCAGATAATTTGATTTAACAGTTCTATTGTGTTATACTCAATAGATGTTTGATATCCTGTCTATATTACCCGGTAAAAAGAAACAAACAAGTTCGGGTTGGACTAGCTTTAACGCTATCTGCTGTACCCACTTTGGGCATAGACAAGACAAACGAATGCGCGGGGGCATCAAGTTTGACGGGAACAATTGGTCAATGCATTGCTTCAATTGCCAATTTAAATGTAATTTTGTATTAGGTAGAAGTATAACTATCAAAACACAAAATCTATTAGTATGGTGCGGAATAGATGTTCAACAAGTTAAGCGATGGAGTTTGGAAAGTCTACAGCAAAAAGACTTGATTGACTTTACTCAACCAAAAAAATTAAAAGTAAAAATAAAATTCAATGACCATACATTACCCGACGGTGAGATTGTAGATAGTAATAATCCATTGCACAAAGTATATGTAGAATATCTGCAAAGTAGGAAGATAGATAGTAATACTTATCCCTTCTTAATCACACCTAATGAAACAGGTAGGATGGGCAATAGGGTAATAGTCCCTTATACTTATAATAATAAGATTGTAGGGCATACAAGTAGATTCTTAGATAATAAGATTCCCAAGTATATCAACGAACAACAACCCGGTTATGTTTTTAATATAGATATTCAAAAACCTGAATGGCAAGTATGTATTGTGACCGAAGGCATATTTGATGCACTAAGTATTGACGGTGTAGCATTAATGCATAATGATATAAGTAGTGACCAAGCATTGCTTCTTAGTACATTGAATAAAAAACTTATACTAGTTCCAGATAGAGATAGTACAGGACTAGCATTATGTGATAAGGCTTTAGAGTTGGGTTATAGTGTAAGTTTACCTAATTGGGATGTTGATGTAAAAGATGTAAATGATGCAGTAATTAAATATGGCAAACTACCAACGTTGTTAAGTATATTACAAAGTGCAACAAATAGTAAAATCAAAATAGAAATGCAAAGGAAGAAAATTGGCAAAGCAGGAAACTAAAAAGCAGTTGGATTATACACCTGATGTTCAGAAATTATTTCTGAGGATGATGATAACAAATGCGGAGTTATATACCCGTGTTATGAACATTATGAATAGTGAGAACTTTGATCGTTCTCTTAGGCCAGTGGCTGAGTTGTATAAAACACATACAGACAAGTATAGGGTATTACCGGACTCAACACAAATCAAGGCAACAACTGGTATAGATATTGATCCTATTCCAGAATTAAATGATGGACATTTTGAATGGTTCTTTGATGAATTTGAATCATTCACTAAGAGGCAAGAACTAGAACGAGCGATTCTCAAGGCAGCAGACTTATTAGAGAAAGGTGAGTTTGAACCGGTTGAGAAACTAATCAAAGATGCGGTGCAGATTAGTTTACAAAAAGACATGGGTACTGATTACTTTGCTGATCCTAAAGGTCGTATCAACAAGTATTTTAATTCAGGTGGGCAAGTATCTACTGGTTGGCCACAGATGGATAGGATACTGTATGGTGGCATGAGTCGTGGAGAATTAAATATTTTTGCAGGTGGTAGTGGTTCAGGTAAATCATTAGTAATGATGAACATTGCATTAAATTGGATACAAGCTGGTATGAGTGGGGTATATATCACATTAGAATTGAGTGAAGAATTAACAAGTTTGCGTACAGATGCAATGTTGACCATGATGGGTACAAAGGCGATTCGCAAAGATATTGATACAACCGAACTACGTGTTAAGATGGCAGGGAAGAAATCTGGTAAGTATCGTGTTAAGAATTTTCCTGCTCAAAGTAATGTCAATGACATTCGTGCTTATTTGAAAGAGGTGCAGATTCAAACTACAATTAAGATTGACTTTGTAATGGTTGATTATCTTGATTTGGTTATGCCAGTATCAGTCAAAGTCAATCCAAATGATCAGTTTATTAAAGACAAGTATGTAGCTGAGGAATTGCGTAATTTAAGTAAAGAACTTAATGTATTATTAGTTACAGCAAGTCAGTTGAATCGTAGTGCAGTTGATGAGATTGAGTTTGATCATAGTCATATTGCAGGTGGTATCAGTAAGATTAACACAGCAGATAACGTGTTTGGTATTTTCACAAGTCGCAGTATGCGTGAACGTGGCAAGTATCAGATTCAATGCATGAAAAGTCGTAGTTCAACTGGGGTGGGTATGAAGATTGACTTAGAATACGATGTTGAAACTATGCGTATTAGTGATACAGGTGGCGAAGGGGAATCAAGTTACACACCTAAACCAAGCGCAAATGACATTATGAGTACATTGAAACCTCAATCTACTGTAACCGACTATACTGTTGATCAAACTACAGGTGAGATAACCATGGAGCCATTGACTAGAACAGTTCATGCTGATGCACAGGGAGCAAAGTTAAAATCTCTATTGAACTCACTAAAGAAATAATTATTCGGTAATCGCATAAATACAAGTAAGATAATTATATGCAAAAACAAACCCGATCCCTCTTGCAGGAATTAGAAGAACTAGGCAATAACCGTGACACCAGTCACATTATTGAGAGTAGAGCCCATAATATCATAACCAGTGCTATTAATCTACTTGAGTTAATTAATAAGCATTATCCAGAAGAACAAGCACAGATATTAGAGCGAAAGCTGTTAAGTGCGATTAAAAGCAAAGATCAGCAGAGATTTGCTAAATCATTAAGGAAAAAGCCGTGAAATTAAATGAGTTAAAAGAAGCTCTTGCCAGAGATGATATGATTGCTGACCGAGCAAAAATCAATTTTATTGAAAAAGTAGTAACTGAACTAGGTAAAATAGCAGACAAATCAGCTATATCCAATCCTGTAACACAGCAAGCTACAAGCACACCTGCACAACCGTCATCTACTCAACAAGCTACACCGCCGAATAATGTAGCCCAACAAGCAGCACAAATTAGACAACAAAAACTCAAAGCAGGAGGACAAGCAGCACAAACTCAGATGGCACAAAATTCTGTTACGCCACCAAATAATATAGCCCAACAAGCAGCACAAACTAGACAACAAAAACTAGCAATAGCAGCTAATACAGCACAGGCAGGTATGACTGCTAAACCAAACCCGGCAGCAGCGGAACCGACACCAGCGCAAGTACGTCAACAAAAACTAGCAATAGCAGCTAATACAGCACAGGCAGGTATGACTCCCGTACGAAAACCGGTAGTTTGGAAGTCAGGAAGAAATCCAACTGCCCCTGCAGTAGCTAGAGAAAATACAACATTTGATATCTTAAATAAGATTTTTGAAAGTATTTTGTATGTTGATGAAGATACTTCACAACCAGGACAACCCCCAAGTAATGGAACTATAAGTGACCTAGTATCATATTATTTTGTTAAACTGATGAATAGTAATATTTTTAGTAATGATGAATCAAAAAATAAAATTAGTCAATTTGCCAAAGAAGTAGAACAATCATATCCAACCGATAAGGGCAGAGCAGCATTACAACAAATGGGTGAATGGGCTTGGGAGACATTTGAAAATAATAAACAACAACGTAATGTATCTAGATTGGGCAGACAGTCAAATGTGCAATCTACACAACAAACTAATCCAGCAGCTGGTCAACAAACTAATCCAGCAGTAGACCAGCAGTCTACGGTAGGAGTGAGACAGATTAATAAAATTATACCTACCTTACGTAAGCGTGATTTACTAAGTGTTAAGAAAACTGTTGATAATACATTGGCAGGTCGTGGCGGTGCAGCAGTAGCACCTACCGCAGCGCCTACAGTAACACCTCCTGCTACAGACAACATTGTAAAGATGCCAAAAGGTAAAGTCAGAGCAGCACGAGAAGGTGGCGTTACCCCCGAAGAACAAGCAAAATTTGACCAAAGAGTTCAACAGGCAATGGCCAATCAAAAATAACAACCCAAAACCTACTTTTTTGTAACAAATGATAAATAAATGTATGAGGCAGTAGGCTTCAAAACATTTAAAGGAATTTTATCATGGCACAATTTACACGGGTAAACGGCGACTTCTTACCAGTCATTAACTATGACAGCCCAGCTTATACAAACAGCGGTGTTAACGCAGTTACTTCTGCCGCTACAGTTCAACCACAAGGTCCTAAGTTGGACTTTTTCACTGTCACATTTGACGGTGCATTGACAACAACTCAATTGAACACAGCTATCCAAACTATTCAACAATTAGCTACAATCTATATGTATGAGTACACAGACGCTTCTGATGACACATTAGCTTTTGCTGTTTACCCAGTTGGCGCATGGACAACTGCAACTCTTGACACTGCTTTGACAGCGGCTGTTGAAGCTGTTACAGTTACGGCTTCTGCTACATTCACAGGTTAATCAATATCTGTCTAAAAGAACCCTAGATTTTCTAGGGTTTTTTTTACCTCTGTTAAATACTAGTATGAGTTACACAATCACCTGTTATACCTTATTTGATATTACACAGACCAATGTACTCAACCGTCACCGTCCGGTAGAGGATCAAGATGTAAAAGAATGGATGTATAAACGCAATACTCAATGCAATTTTGATACAATACAGCAAGCAATATCATTACGTAGCCAGCCTGAAGTAGTTCGTTTACCCAAAAGAATAGATATAAGATTTAACGAGTTTACAGAGTTTGGTTTCTTGTTTGAGCAATTAGAAAAAGAAACTTATCCATGCTGGTCTTTTGACTTTACAGTACAACACCCGAGTGTGTTTTATGACGGGGTAAATGAATTAGGATCATTATATCGTGATTGCGATCAAGTTCCTATGATAAAATGTCATACTGAATGGCAACAACTTCCCTCATTCTTAGACACGAGTGATGAGCTAAGAAACATATATTTTAAAGTATTAAAAAATGATTAGTGATAAACTATTACGCAAATTAGAAAAAACAGTATCCAAACAGGATATGACTAGATTGAGCGAAATATCTATTATGCAAGGACAGGATGGTTCTTATTTTCTGTTTAACAAGTATACCATTAGAAAAAACAACGATTGCTATATAGTGATAAAAGATTATGTTGCTGAAACTAAATCCTTCAATATATTAAAGAATGCCGTAGCTTGGTGTACATTTGATCAACAAAACTTCATATATGAATCTAATCGTATATTTACACTAGATAACAACTTGGCTAGTGTAGATAGCGAGATTCAAATACATCAAAATCTAGCAAAAAAGGCTAAAAATTTAGAAGAAAAATTAATTTATCTAGCTAAAATGGGAGAAGAAAAGATGGAACGAAAGCAAATTACTGAAGAATTATCAGGATATGTAACAAGTTCTAAGATTTGGCAAAATAAACGGTTGAACAAATCCATACAATAAAGAAAGAAAAGATAAATATATTATATATTTCTCTGGAATACAAATATGAAACTAACCGAACTAAACAACAATCGCCGCTCATACTCTACTAGAGTATTAAAAGAACAATATGAAATGCCGTTTAATGTAGATAACATGTCCATGTCATCTACACGAACCATGCTTACAAAAGTTCGTGGCTTGATGAATGAATCAAAACAAACTTCTGACTACCACAATAGTCAATCATCAAGTTCATATATGAAACTTGTGTTCATGGAACAAGCACTTAGTGACCACTATAACGAATTACGTTCACAGCCTCAAGCAAGAATCATGGTTGAAAACGAAGAAGTTGAGAAGTCACAAGTTGTTTTAGCAGCACAGGACATGGTAGACCAAGTACAAAAAATGCTTGAAGATGTGGGTCAAATGCAAGTTAAAGAATTGCCTGCATTAGTATCAAGCATTGAAAGCGAAATTGGAGTAAACGAAAGTCAAACATACAATGATTCAGTTTCTAGTCAATTAGATGCGTTGTCTGCTTCATTGAAAGAATCATCAACTGCGTTGAAGAATGCATTGAATGGTCTTACTGGTCAGGCGGTAGATGCAGCATTTGATGCTGGTGCTGACTTGGGCGCAGATGTTGGTATGGACGCTGGTATGGATGCTGATATGGACGCGGATATGGGTGACGAAGAATCTGAAATTCCTCTCCCAACTGAAGAGCCAGATATGCCACCATCAGGTGGCGTGGGTAGAGCAAAGAGATAATATGTTTCTATTTGAACTTGATGGCACTGATCCGTTAAGTACTAAACTGATTGTTCTTGTTAATCAGCTTAAATCTGATGTTGAGAGCGGTGAGATTGATCCTAGTAGTTATACAACGGAAGAGTTTTTAACGTATTTGCAAGATAAAGGTGATATTGTTTTAGATGTCACTGACTTGTATGATATGATCAAGAACCCGCCGTTAAACACTGTTATTAAAAATATTCAAGGGGATAAAGTTATCTTCAAGGGATATGATGATACACAAATATCACCTGATCAAACACAAAGTCAACAAGTTGTTCAACAAATGGCACAAAGTGCAATGCCAACACAATGATAACTGTTACTGATAAAGCAACAACCAAAGTAAAACAAACTCTTGCAAAAAGAGGCAAGGGATTAGGAATCAGAATAGGCGTCAAAACGACAGGCTGTTCTGGTTTAGCCTATGTACTAGAATATGTTGATACCCCATTAACAGGGGATGTAAAAATTGATTGTGACGGGTGCGCTTTATATGTTGACCCAAAAAGTTGTGTCTATCTTCAAGGGATGACAATAGATTATGTCCGCAATGGACTTAATGAGGGGTTTGAATTTCTTAATCCAAACGTTCGTGATAAATGCGGATGCGGAGAAAGTTTTAGGGTATAACCAAACCGGTTGACATTTGGACTATAATTGACTATAATTGACTATAATCATGTATAATCCAAACAAATATAAATACGAACCAATTAAACGCACTGATACCCCTGAAGGTCGTAGATATGCAACACCAGATGGTGAAAAGCTACCAAGTGTTACTACAATACTAGACGCAACAAAATCAGAAGAAAGTAAACAAGCATTACAAAATTGGCGTAGATCAGTTGGAGTTCAAAAAGCACAAGAAATTACTACTGAGGCTGCAAGTCGTGGAACACGAATGCACAAGTTTTTAGAAGATTATGTCAAGACAGGTATAATCACTGAATCTGGATCAAATCCCTATAGTATTCAAAGTCATACTATGGCTAAAAGTATTATTACACAAGGATTAGTCAATTGTACTGAATATTGGGGAACAGAAGTTCCTTTATACTATCCAAAAATCTATGCAGGTACTACTGACTTATGTGGGATACATAATGGTTCAGATGCAATTATGGACCATAAGCAATCTAACAAACTTAAAAAGCGTGAGTGGATTGATGACTACTTTGTTCAATTGACCGCTTATGCAAATGCTCACAATGAAGTTCATGGTACTAAAATACGCAAAGGTGTTATCTTTATGTGTACTAAAGACAATATTTACCAAGAATTCATCATTGAAGGTAGTGAATTTGACAAGTACTCTGATATGTGGTTCAAACGAGTAGAGCAATACTACATGAAGTTCATATAGCAGTTAAGATAATAATTATGATAAATAAGTGTAAACGTGAAGAATTACACTTATGGCCATAGTACAAATCAGTAAAATACAAATACGAGCAGGAAATCTAGTTGATCTACCGCAATTAGACAACGCCGAATTCGGCTGGGCAACCGACACAAATCAGCTTTTTATCGGTAGAACCGGAAATAATTATTCGGATGAAAATATTGAAGTTCTAACTTCATATTCAACAAGCGGCAGTATTGCAGGTGGGTCAAACACAACAGTACAATTCAATGATCAAGGTACATCAAACGGTGTTGCAGGATTTACTTTTAATAAGTCTACCACAACATTAACAGTTTCTTCGGGTAATATTATTACTGGAAATCTAAATGCAACATCAACAATTACTGCTCTTAGATTAATTTCTAATATTGCTACAGGTACAAGTCCATTAGTTGTCACAAGCACAACACAGGTAGCAAACTTGAATGCAGCAACAGCCGGTGTTGCTTATAGTGTAGCGGGTGCTAATGTTTCTGGTGCTGTATCATATGCTACAACTGCAAATGCAGTAGCGGGTGCTAATGTTTCTGGTGCTGTATCATATGCTACAACTGCAAATGCAGTAGCGGGTGCTAATGTTTCTGGTGCTGTATCATATGCTACAACTGCAAATGCAGTAGCGGGTGCTAATGTTTCTGGTGCTGTATCATATGCTACAACTGCAAATGCAGTAGCGGGTGCTAATGTTT